TTTTGTAACTGCTTGATTTTTAATGAGTTATCATTTAAAAATATACGGCTTGTGAGGCTGGCGTAAACGCTACTCCCAGACCTTGAACCAAGATTACATGATAGTACAGGTTGCTTCCAAAAATATTGTCGACGACACCATATCTTGTAAGCAAACCAACTCTTGGAGCAAAATCGTTTGGACCTATTGTTCGTTGTACCATGACTGGAATATACGGACAGTAAATGATACCGCTGTCATAAAATTCAACGCCCTTGTAACCAAGGAGTGCGTATTCAATTCCGCTGGTATATGCTCCGGCAGTGCCGTTGCTATATCCATTGGCAGAACCATTGAGAGTTGGGTACTCTGCTGTGTTCTGTACTTCAGTACGGGTATCACGATAAACGTTAAATCTACCACCAACATTACCTACTTTTGCAACGCCAACAGGTTGAGTGTTGACATTACCCTGTACCGGTACCCACTGGAATTCAGGAAGCATTTCGAGAATTGCGCAAACACGTGGGGTACCAACAATAAAGTTAGCTGCTCCACGACGATTACGTACTGCAATTCTATTTGCTTCGATAATGATGTGTTGATAGAAATCACGATTACGTTCTACTACCCAACGACCGTCAGCACTTGCAGGACTCCAGATAGTGAACCCAGCGCCGTAGCCGGCATTGAGTGCTGTCTGAATCATACGAATAATCATTTCACGGTCGATTTCTGCCTGGATTTCATAGCTCATCGCATTTGTAATCTCAGCATCAATGTCGATACCGTTCATGTTCTTCAAATCCTGTTCAAGTTCTACGGACCAACGAGCACCGAGCCTACGAGTACCAGCTTCAACAGCTGTCTTTTCGAAGCTTACTTCAACGGTAGGAATATTGGAGTTGATTTCGAAATTCTTTAGAATTTCAGCAACACCAGTATCCTGTGCTGGGAATACCCAGTTACCAGAAGAACCAGTCAAGGTTACGGAAGAAGTACCAGTAAAACGTGTATCAAGGTATTGATACCCTAATTCGTTGTACTGTGTTGTGTTAACTGTTCCGTAATTTTCTTGTGTCTGGTTGTGTGTTCCAGGAGAAGTAGTTCCACCTGCACCAGTATCAATATAGTTTCCACCACCGAGGGTAGTGTTGCTGTAGTGATAACGAAGTGCAAATGCAAGTCCTACTGGACCGCTCATTGGCTGCACGCCAACGATTTCGTTAGTAATAAGTTCAGGGAAAGTACGTCTAATCATTGGAATCAAGATCTTAGGAAGACGTGCATCACCGGTTGCATATCCGTCGTTTGATGTAGTTGTGCCTGGTGGTACGTAAATACCTCCAATGGAAGCACCTGAACCGAATACACCACCGGTACCGGCAATGTTTGATTCATTAATACACCACTGTTCCTGGTTTTCCAGTAACATAGCGGTATTTAAACGAGTGTGTTCATCTTCGAGCGGAGCAACGTTCTTTGAAGTGTAATCCAATACTGGAGCCCACTTTTCAATAAGTAACTTCGCACGATCTGGGTTAATATAAGACTGTGTTGGTCTAATTTGTGCCATAATTATTTGTTCTTTCTTTTTTGTGATTTTTGTTCGACCTCAAGAAAATAATTGTTAAACTATTTTCAGGGAGTTCAGATGTAAGTTAATACACCTCTAGGTTAGTACTTACCAAGCTCTTGTAAATAAGCGCTTGTTAAATTGTTTGTTGATTGTTGTGGTGTTTTAGGTGCTGTTGTAACAGATTCTTCAATAAGTGAATCCTCTTTTACAGTCCTTCCGTTAAATGCTTCTTCTGTTAGTTCCTTAAGCTTTTCTTCGTTTTCTTTTTCGAATAAACTTAGTGTGTATTCCAGATTTTCTGCGATAAATTTTGGAGACTTGTCTGCAAGCACTCTTTTTGCATATACTTTTGCTTTTTCTGGCAGTGCACTGGTCTTCTGTTCAAGTAACAGTGCTGCTTGTGCCTTTTCTGCCTGTTCCTTAATTACTCCAAGCTCTTTGTCCTTTGCAGAAAGCTGTTTCTTTGCTTCGAGAAGTTGTGTGTGCCCATCTAATATTGCA